GTTTGGAATGCTCGTTCTCGAGATGAGGATGTTCTTCACTGCGACTGAAGCAAATTTATCCGAGTTTGTATTCCCTTACCTCCCTTGTCAGACAATGACACTGTCTAAGGATGAAATAGAAGGACTCTTCCACCGAGTCACGGATGTAGCCCTTGATGAAACTTACGCACGCCTCTTCCTTGTAATCGACTTTTCGAGTTGGAACCTACATTGGGATGCAATAACCGTGGACCCCATAGGCACAACCATAGAACAGATGTGCGGGATCCCAGGGCTGTACACTGTTGTGCACCACTTCTTCATCCAGTGTGTTATGCTAGTCCGCACACAGGAGTGCCGTCCAGAAGGACTTGAGGAGGCATCCCGGGATGACCCTACTATTCCGATACCGGAGTCCTCCCTCTTATGGTGCAACCACAAAGCTGGGATTGAGGGGTTGTGTCAGAAGATCTGGACGTGCTGCACTTATCCAATGGTTGACCTAGCAGTCTCTCACTATGGGTACAAGTATTACCTGATTGGACAAGGCGATAATCAAATCCTCCTCTTCTACATTCCTCGGCGCACAGGTCCAAATGAGCGCAGGAATATTCAAGACCTGGCAGATGCAATCCTAACGGCGGTGGTCACCACCAGTGAGCGTTATGGTCAGGACGCTAAGCTTGATGAGTGTGTGGTCTCGACAAACACTGTGAGTTATAGCAAGAACGTCTATGTGGATGGTGTGCCATACTACACCTCCTGTAAGGCCTTTAGTCGAGTTTTCCCTAACGCCTCTGATGATTATCCGACTGTAACCAATATGGCCAGTGGATTATCCAGTCAGTGTCTCGCGGCGTCTGAATACCTTAAGTACCCTCTACACGGATACACACTATGGCTCTTCCATTTCTCACTCTACTTACTCTCTTGGCGGGTATCAGTTCCCACCGAAGCACAATCTATAGGTAAATTGACTCTTAGCAAGATGACTTTGTCTATGGTTTATGCCCTCTGTATTCTGCCACGCTCCCTTGGTGGACTCCCTGCTCTACCGTGTGTGGCTTTTCTATACAAGGGAGGAGCTGACCCTCTATCCAAGGATTATTCCAGCCTCAAGATTCTGCAAAGACACTCTGCTGTCACCAGAAGATTAATCTATGGGATTAAGACGATGGATTGGTTTGATAGAAGCCCGGATCCTGAGGCCCTCATTGATGACCCATATTCACTCCCCATAATATCTCACACTACAGTCGAGATGGCGATGTACAATGAGAGTCTACAGCGTGTTAAGGCGGTCACAAAGAACCTGGCTATCAAGGCTGTACTGTCCGACTCTGTCGGTGATTATGAGGACAGTTTACGCACTGCTCTGATCAATATTCGCCCTTTCAATCCACTGATAGCCTCGGATATCTTTGGATGGTCGGTCGCTGGGGTCAAGAGGATGATTGGAAAGATGTTCACAGCGACACGTACCATCCAAGAGTTAACTCGTAGACGTGATGGTCCTGATGCCGTCGGGATTATCCTAGATGTCGGGGCTTCAGAGGTGGTGCTGGTATTAGGTAGACTCAGTAAACTGCAGAGGTGTGAAGCAACAATTGTATCTGTTTACGCTGATGTGATGAAGATGCGCCGTGCCTGGGAGACAGAGTGGGACAACACTGTTGTCGGAGTGACAGCGTACACTCCATTCGAGAGTCGTATCAGCTGCACCAGTTATCCGGACATGTACCCTGGTGTTAAAGGACTATCCATAGGACCAAACGGTCCTGGTGTCGCTCACCGACGAGGGAGGTTTGATCCGTACCTCGGTCTGAGAACCAAGGAGAAGAGATCAGAACACGGGTATAGGATCATTACTTCTACTGCACCTGCCCGGGCTATTAAGAGACTAGCAGACGTGCTGGTGCAACCTGGATTGGATGTGACTACAAAATATCTTATCTCAGAAGTAGCTAAATCTCGTGCTAACATTGATCTTCTCAAGACGGAACCATACCTTGGTAAAGTATATGGAGGAACTGTGGCTCACAGATACAACACACGACTTGGTGTACGTCAGGCCCACGGATTAGGGTCATTGGCCGCTGCTAGTCAATGCTGTCTTTCCACGAACCAAGCTGTACCACTGATCGGAGGAGAGGATGACTACCCTCGAATGGTCCAAGAGGATATGGTCTGTGCGGTTGCTTGCTGTCAGTTGGAAACGCAGGTAACCGACCTGCCCGTATTTGTTACAATACGATATGACAATGTGCCAATGCTACGTGTAACTGATGTGACGATGTACACTCCATTGGACATGATCCCTGAACCTTCTAGAATCCAGCGATCATCCTTGGCTTATCAAGATTCCGTCGACCTTGAGGTTCTAGCTGCAACCGTTGAAAC